CTTCTTTCTTAGATTTAGATTCATCGGCAATCACAACTAAGATAAATAATGCAAATGATTTATTATTAGGAGGGCTTGATAGCACTGATTCAACATCTGTGACATCGACTTCTGCAATCTCTTGGTTAGATGAAGAAGACCCTGACATGGTTAATTCAACCTTACAAACTGTTAACTCAGCTATCGGTCTAGCAAGTGGAGAGATTCAAAAACAAGCACATTTTATAGATAAGTATAGAGGGGAAGTGCAAAGTGAGGTTTCAAGATTTAGTAATTTAGTACAAATGTTTAACACAGAACATCAAACTGAGGCTACAAGAGTAACAACCGATGCTAATCTATATAAGACTGCAGTTGAGACTGAAAGGTCTAGAATCAATGCTGAAATAGAGAAGTATAATGGTGAGTTATCTAAAGAAGCCAAGAGAATTGATAGTCAATTACAGAGATACTCTATAGAATCACAATCAGAAAAGACTAGAATTGATGCAGAATCTACCAAATATCAATTAGAGCTTGAGAAAGAGAAGACAAGAATTAACTCAGGATTAAAAGTATTGGAAACCGATGTTTCTAAAGAGTCTACAAGATTACAAACTGAATTAGGCAAGTATCAAGCTGAAGTAGGGTTCTTAACTGCTAAGAGTGAGCAAGATATTAAAATATTCTTAGGAGAGATTGATGGAGAAAAAACGAGAATAGAAGCTGAAGTCACTAAATATGGTAAAGATTTAGATGCTGCAGTTGCAGTTCACAAGCAAGAAGCTGAACAATATGCCTTAGATTTACAGAAAGAGACTAGTAGAATTGAGAATGGTATTAAGAAGTATCAAATTGAGATGGAGAGTGAAGTTTCTAGATATAAGGCTGAATTAGATGCTTATAGTGCAGAAGTGGCTAAGGAATCAGCTAAGAGTAATGTAGATGTTCAAGCATACTCAGCAGAACTTCAAAAAGAAAGTACTCGTATTGATTCTGATTTAAAGATTTGGACTAATGATTTTCAAAAAGCAGTTCAGGAGTTTCAGGCTAAATTACAGGCATTTACCACAGAGGTAGAGAAAGAAAGTGCTAGGTTTAATGCAGATTTAGCAAGATACAATGCTGAAACAAATAAAGCTCTTCAGGAGTTTGGAAGTGATGTGCAGAAATATCAAGCAGAGTTAGGGAAAGAAGCTAATCGACATCAAGCTGAATCATCTAATTATCAACTTGAACTCGGCAAGGAATCGGCTAGATTACAAAGTGCTATCTCTTCATACCAAGCCGAATTAGGTAAGTTAGCTCAAAAATTCACAACAGATATAAATGCATATTCAACAGAATTGGGTAAAGAAGTACAAAGAGTAAATACTGAACTTGGTAAATACCAAGCAGGATTAGGTAAGGAACAGCAAAGGGTACAAACTGAATTATCTAAGTACCAAGCTGAGTTAGGAAGAGAAACTCAAAGATTTAATGGAGAAATTGGGAGATATAACGCAGAATTAGGGTTGAAAGTTCAAGATTTGCAAAAACAAGTAAATCAATATACTAGTGAGATGACTAAATACACTACATTAATACAAGCCAAAACATCTAAATGGAGTTCAGATTCTCAGAAAGCTAAAGGATATTTAGAAGAAGCTGGTATGAGATTACAAACTGCAGGCACTTATATGCAGAAGAGTCAAAGTTTCTTTGCAAATTCTAGGGATTTTTACCAAAGAGCATTACAAGAACTATCAGCAATTAGTGGTGCCGTTACTGCTCCTCCTCAAAAACAAGCCACTCAAAGACAAGAGCAAGGAGCGACATCATAATGACCGTATTAGAAATGATGGAACGAGCAAACACCAGAGAAACTAATCTGGCTATTGCATTTATTAAAGATGCTATTGTAAAGATACAAAGCACTCATGAGGTTACTCTAGAGAATGAAAAGCAAAATGTCGTCAAAGACCAAAGGGATTATATATTACCAACTAAGTTAATTGCACTTGAAGGTGTTTCTATACTAGATACTGAGGATGGTAATAAATATAAAAGGATTAGAAGATTGACACATGACCCTCTAGTAGCAGAAGATAAGGATTTAGGTTAATGAGCTACGATACTAATAAGCACTATTTTTACAAAAGGCATGGTAAGGTTCTAAGATTATACAGATTAAGAAAGAATTCATCTAGAGTTGTCGATAATGAAGGAAGAGTAGAGCCTTCTAATTCTGATGAATTGAAATACCCCGATGAGAATATTACATTAGGGTTAAGACTTGAATTTACAACTTTAAAGAAACCATTTGTTGAATCGGACCCAGATGTGACAGCTGATGCTTCAAATAATGAAGTTACTAGCCCAAAAGAGGGTTCACATATTAATTTGAACAGAGTTCTTTCTTTAGCAGTTGTAGAATACCTAAAGGCACAGTTCGCAGAACGTAATGGCGATGTGCAGGGAAAAGAGTATTTTATGAGAGAATTTCATAATAAATTAGCAGATAACGAGAGCAACAGGAATGACATTTTCGTAGCAATTCCAGTATCTCCATATGCAATTAGATAGGAGTAATCTATGGCAAATATAAAAGCAAGGGTTGACGTTAGTATAAGTCCTTATTTGACAATACCAACAGCCGCGAATCAACCTGAAATAACAAGTGGGCTAACATCAGCCACATTTCCTTCAGGATATATCGGTGGAGGTAGTTATTTAGCTACCATTGATGCATCTGATAATAATATCTCTGTTACAGATGTAAGCGCAGTATTAGTTTCTAATTCTGCCACTAGAGTGCAAATTAGTGCATTAGGTAAGCAGGGTACTTTAATATTAAAGAATAGTGGTTTTGAAGAAGCCGCGAAAACAAATGCAGCAAATGCAGGTTCAGATGTTCTAGTATATGTGACAGATGCTGAAACCACAATCATAACAAAGTTAACGGTTGAGAATAAAGATGTTTTCGTTATTCCATATACTGGTCTGAATATTTCGTCTTATTATTTTAGGAATGTCAATTCAACTGCTTCTAAACCTGTGTATGTTGAAGGCTTTTTTATGCACGATACTAATACTTAAGGAGTAAAATATGGCTAAAACAATACAAGATTATACTGTAAGTGAAAGTGTTTCACCTTACGTTAAAGTAGTTGTTTCAACTACAAGCGATATGGATGTTTGTAGAGGAGTTATGCTAAGTGGCGCGGCTTCTGGAGCGATTACATTAACAGTAGGTGGCTCAGATGTTTCAGTATATATGCTAAGGGGTCATGTTTATCCCATAGCTTGTACAAAATCTAGTTCAGCAAACGTACTACATTTATATTAGATGATAACAGCAGAAGCATACCAAGATATTCAAATCCTTCAGGATAGTGACTTTGAGAACATTATAACATTTGATAGTTCTCACGATATGAATGGAAAATCATATAAAGCCTACATCTCTAAGGATTATGTTCCCACATCTTTTAATGGTCCAAAACATGATGGTAGTTCTTGGTCTACAGATACAATCACTAGATTTGCATTTACCATAGCGACTGGTGCTAATTCAGTAACCCTTACTATTCCAGCTGAAGTTACTTCTTTCTTTGAAGATGGTTGGGAAGGTGTATGGGATTTACTAGAGAAGGACTCTGATGATACTTCTTACAAAAGACAAATACAAGGAGATGTTGTTATTTCTAATTCTGTAGCTAAGGTGTCTGACTTCTAATGCCTATTACTACAAAAATTACTAGTACATCAGCTACTAAGTCATTTGGGACTCAAACTGCTTCAAAGGCTTCAGAAACTTTTAGTATAGATGCAAGTGAGATACCAATTACCTTATCGTCTCTTCCAAGCTCAAAGAATGTGCAAGATGCACTAGAAGCGTTACAGGGAGCAAAGGGAGTATCAGTACAAGCATCAGCACCATCATCACCAGTAGAAGGAGACTTATGGTTTGAAACTGGGACTGATAAATTATATGTTAGAGATGATGACTCATGGAATCATCTAACGGACGCAACAACTCAAGTTAACAATGTAGACGGAGGGACATTCACGTAAAGGAATAAATTATGGCTATTCAAATTAAAAGAGCAAACAGCAACACCTCAACTAGCTTACCCGGCAGTCTTGCATCTGGCGAACTTGCTCTCGTACAAGCTGCGAAGAAGTTATTTATTGGAAGACACAATAATTCAGATGTAGAGGTATTCCACCTATCTACATTAAATGATTTAACTGGTGGGGTAGGTATTACATCAACTATACCTGCTTCTGCTGATGATAATAGTGCTACTTTAGCAGTTGATTTAACTGACTCTAATGCATGGGGAAATACTACTAGAAAAGGTCTATTACAAGCTGACTCTGATGTATTTCAGGTCACTGCAGGTGTAATTGATATAAAAGATGATGCTATAGATGATTCACATATAGATTTTGGAACAAGTGCTGGGCAAGTTGATACCGATGTTGTCCCTGAGGGAAGTACTAATCTTTTTCATACAACTGCAAGGGCAAGAGGTGCGGTATCAGCATCAGATGCAGGTGGAGATGGTTCATTCGCATACAATTCTAGCACAGGTGCTTTTACATACACTGGTCCATCAGCCGCGGAAGTCCGTGCCCATTTCTCAGGAGGAACTGGTGTTACAATCAGTAATGGTTCGGTAGCAATAGGTCAAGCAGTAGCTACTAGTGATTCTCCTCAGTTCGCAGGATTAGATATTAATGGAAGTGCAACAGTAACTGGAAACCTGACATTTGACCACGCTTCAGCCGATTCGACAATAGCATCCACTAATGGTAAAGTTTTTGTAGAGGGAATGGAGTTTGATGGAAATAATTTAAAAATCCCCGGAAATCTAACTGTCGAGGGTGCTACTACAACTGTTGAATCCAATACTGTAGTTATTGATGACCCGACATTCTCCTTAGGTGCAGTCGATGGAGCCGCACCTTCAAGTGATGATAATAAAGATAGAGGAATAATGGCTCATTATTACTCAGGTTCTGCTAAACAAGCATTTTTTGGTCTTGATGACTCTACTGGTAGATTTGTATTTATTCCAGACGCTACAGATACTCTTGGTGTAATGAGTGGTACTTTAGGTCATGCTCAATTTGAAGAAGTAACAGCAACTACACTTAATGGCACTCTTGATGGAGGTACTTTCTAATGCCTGGGGCGACTATTAAACATTATCGCACCGGAGTAGCAGGAAGAGTACCAAGTGCAAGTAATGTAGAAGTTGGTACTATTGCTATAAATTACAATGATGGAAAACTTTTCTATAAAAATTCTAGTAACGCTATAGCTGAAATTTCTGGTGGTGGAAGTGGTAATACTTTAACTAAAACTACTGATAGTAATGGATGGTTAGAATTTGCTGATACCACTACGGCTGTTGCTGGTGTTTTATTTAAAATTAAAAATAATAATGTTACAAAATTTGAAGTTACCTATGATGGTCAGTTAACAATGGATAAGGTTAATAGTAAAGGAACAGCAAGAGAAGGTGGATTCGTTTACGATGGCGATGACTTTTGGGTAGGAGTAGAGTAATGAAAAAGGAGAAAAATAATGTCAAATATCACAAAAATTGCAGAAGAGCCTCGAAAGAATATGAGTTTCACTGCAAAGGAGATAGGGTTTCTAATTAGTATGATTGAAGAAATGGCAATCTCAGGTAAAGTCCTAGAGTTGGCTTACTCTACTAAGGTTAAGCTTCAGGCAAAATTAAATAAAATAGCAAATAAGGAAATGGAGTTCTAATATGGCAACATGGAAAAAGGTCTTAACAAGTGACCACTCAGATAGTCATCCTGTACCTACCAATCGAGATACTCGAAATCAAGTTGCAGGGACTTACAACACAGTAATAGGCACCGATACCGATATAGATTGCGGTCCGGCAGAACACATTGACCAAATCAATGTAACTGATGGTGTTATCACATCTATGTCAAAACAAACATTAACTGCTTCAGAGCTTGGAGCTTGGGTATCTACTGGCACCACCGATGATAGTGAGTTTATGGTAACAGATGATATTAACACTAAGGAGTTCGCTACCAAAAGCGCAGCTGAAGTGAGAACTATGCTGAATGTCGCAAATGGTGCAACTGCAAACACAGGTGATATAACTGCTGTAACTGCAGGTACGGGAATGAGTGGTGGTGGCACAAGTGGAGATGTTACTCTAAATTGTACTATCACAAATAATAATCAACTTACCAATGGTGCTGGTTATACAACTAATTCAGGTGATATAACAGGAGTTACTGCTGGCACAGGATTGTCTGGTGGTGGTTCATCCGGTGGTGTCACACTAGCCTTAGATTTCTCTGAATTAACAGATATGACAGGAGGTATTTCAGGCACAACTGAATTTATCGTACAAGATGGTACAACTGAAAGTAGGAAAGCCGCATCTGAAATAGCATTATCTAATTTTAGTAATGATTCAGGTTGGACATCAAATTCAGGAGATATTACTGGGGTGACCGCAGGAACAGGTTTATCTGGGGGTGGTAGTTCTGGTAGTGTAACTTTAAATGTTTCTGGTGTAACAGTTTCAGAACTTGCAGGTTCAGCTATACAACTTAGTTCTGAATCATTTGCAGATAACGATACAAGTTTAATGACTTCTGCGGCAATACAAGATAAGATAACAAGTTATGGATACACATCCAACTCTGGAGATATAACTGGAGTTACCGCAGGCACTGGGCTGACTGGTGGAGGTAGTAGTGGGGGAGTAACTCTCGCTGTTAATACAGGTGCAGTAGCAAACAACGCAGTAACTATTCCAACTGGTGACCATGTTTATGATTGGGTAACGGCTCAGGGCTATACATCCAATTCTGGAGACATTACGGGAGTAACAGCAGGTACTGGATTAAATGGTGGCGGTTCAAGTGGTGGAGTTACATTGAATGTAGATGCAACTCAGAACGGCATTACCACGATAGGTCCGGCATCTGGTGTATTAACAGTTGATGATGACCTCACGGTTCAAGGTGATTTAATTGTATCCGGGGCAACGACTACTGTTAATACTGAAACTGTTACAATCAATGATAACATTATGGTATTGAATAACAATGCTTCAGGTACTCCATCAGAAGATGCTGGTATTGAGATAGAAAGAGGTAGTTCAACTAATGTTAAGATGTATTGGAATGAAGCTAAAAATCAATGGTTTGGTGAAAATGAGACAGGTAATGGTCAAATCATGATGGCTAACCGCAAACAAGGCGCACCAACTTCAAGTGATGATGGAGCAGGAGTTGGTCAGTTTCTTTACGATACTTCCAATCAAGCTTTCTACATTAGAACGGCTTAATAAAATGAAAAGGAGGAAACATGAAGGCTATAGAATCAAGTGAATGGCAATATATATTAAAGGCTTTATTATCTCTACAGATAAACGCTGCAGATGCAAAAGCTTTTGTAGTATTAATTGAGAAAATTGAGCATCAAGGTGAGTTGTCAATTAAAAGAGAACAAAAAAAGATGGAGAGTACATAATTGGCGACATTTAAAAAGATAATAGCAGGGACTGAATTACAATGGGAAGATAATGCACCTGCTGCGGATTTAACTGTTGGAGATAGAACAATCACTCTCAACGAGGGTCCGGGCATTTCTTGGGACGCAGCCTCTGATGATTCTTGTACTCCAACAGTCTCAATAAGTAATCAACATTGGTCTGGAACTGATTTATCTATTGCAAATGGAGGAACAGGTGCTTCAACTGCTAGTTCTGCTAGGGGAAATTTAGGTACAAATAACGCAGCTAATCTAACGGCAGGGACAGTCGCCACAGCTAGGCTAGGGTCTGGTACTGCAAATTCAGGAGTATTTCTAAGAGGTGATTCTACATGGGCTTCGGCTGGTGGTAGTTCGATTTATATTTCTGCTCATGTTGATTTTAGAGGGGCTTCATCTGAAAGGTGGTTGCCTTTAGTTGGTGCAGTCTCTCAAAGTGGGGATGATTATGGCAATAAGATGGCTAATGGTATATATTATGTTTGTCCTGAAGCTGGGACTTTAGATGCATTTCGTGTGCATACAGAATCATCGCTAGGTTCATCTTGTCAGGTAAAGATTTATAAGAACGATAGTTTACAACAAACAATAACTAAAAGTATGACATCTTCTGGAGCTTCTAATGACTATTCTGATACTAGTGCAAATGTAAGCTTTGCAGCAGGAGATTCTATGACTATAAGAATTAACCCGTCTACTGGAACACAGGCTTCTAGTTGGACTTTTACATACGACCTTTCATAATGACTGAAAAGTATAAAGATTATTGGAGAGCAGTAGGTGTAGTAATATTTATTTTACTATTTGCTTTACTACTTATTCCGGGGTGTAAGTGAGTGAAGGCGGTAAACCTAAGACAGCCCGGTCGTACCGTGGGAGTGTCGTGGATGATAACGCCATCATTAGTATTAATATTAAGTGGCTTATTCAGATGTGCGTGGTTATCGCTGGTATTGTGTATGGATACTTTACGATTGAAATGCGAATTAGAAGTCTTGAGTCAAGATTGGCAGAAGCTGATACCACAATTACAGAGCTTGTCGAAAAGCATATAATTGAGGAACAAGCAAGATATGATGAAATGGAGGAAGAATTAAAATGGCATCAAAAATTATTGAAAAAGAAGAAGAAATAAATGGAAAATTTTTTAGAATTATACGCAGAAGCAGGAATGATAGGAGTCGTAGGGGCAATGTTTGTCTTTATGGTATATCAAAATGCTAAGAGAGCAGAGTCACAAGCTGAGGCTATACAGAATCTTAAAATTGAAAATGAAGCACAGTCAAAAGATTTAGAGAATATTGAGTCGATTGTGCTTAAATTCTTAGATAGATGGAACAGGTCTGATGAAGTCAGAGACAGACGACATGAAGATTTAATTAAAGAGATTAATGATTTGTCTGATGTAATGATGGAAGTAAAAGGCTCAGTTTCTAGAATAAATGGTAAGTAAAGGAGAGTTGAAATGAAAAGTAAAAGTAAAATGGCAACTGCACAAGCAGAGCAAAAACAAATTAATCTTGATGAACAGATGAAGGCAATAGAGAATCAGATAGCAGAGCTAAGGGGAGTCTATAATTACTTAAAGTCTCTTTCTGAACAAGGTGCTTCTGTCTCAATATCTAGTAATGGCTCAGAAGAAACAAACTAAAGAATGGGAATGGAGATATGGTCTTGAAGGCGTTCTTGGAGAGTTGAACGCCCATAATAAGAATGTCTATCATCACATTAAAAGAATTGATAAGCATCTCGCAGAGATAAATGGCTCTGTTAGAAAGCATGATATTATCATTTCAAAATGGAAAGGCGTAGCTATTGGTGTAATAGCAGTATCTACACTTGTTTCAAGTATAGTTGGACTAATAATAAAATAAGGAGTAAATAATGGATATTTCACAATGGTTAGTGGAAAATTGGGAATACGTAGCAATTGGAATCCTCCTGCTAGATAAGGCAGTTGCACTATCCCCGATGAAACAAGATGACTTAATTTGGGCATCTGTTAAGGGAGCAGTAATGAAACTAGCAGGAAAGGACAAAAAATAATGTTAAAATCTTATAAATTACTTGGAAGATTCATCGCAAGGCAAAAGCATAACATGGGTATTGCTAAAGCAGTTGTTGAGTTTGCTGAATTCGCAGCTAAGATGACTCCATCTAAGAAAGATGACAAGTTTGTTGAAGACCTCAAGAAGTTTGTTGGCAAAGCTAGTAAGTCCGTTTCAAAAGCTTCTAAAGTTAAAAAAGAAGTTGATGACGTAGTAAAAGCAGTAAAAAAGAAGTAATGTTTAATGGCAAACAAGGCAGAAAAGTTAGTAGCCTTTCATGGGGGCTTAAACGATAATACTGACCCTAAAGACATATCTGAAGATGAATTATCTGATGTTGTAGATTGTTCTGTTAGTAGAGTTGGTAGAATAGGAGTTCTTGGAGGTTCTGGCGGTACTTTAACTAGTCTTAACGACGCTACTGTCAAACCTGTAAAGGATTATGGATTATTTTACTTTAGTACAGACAGGGATAAAGATGGGGCGCAGAAATCTGAAGATTGGTTAGCTTTGTATGATTCTGCTGATGGTGAAATTAAGTTCTATTACAGGGATAAGCAGGGAAGTTCCCCAGCTATATCCTCAACCATAAAAGATTCATTTGTAGAGGAAGGAGGTTGGGCATCTGCCAAGCCTTCATTTTATTTAGCCGATGGTATATTAAGATATTCTAATGGTGACTTTGGTTCAAGCACCAATAATAGGGTACATCAATACTCTGATAGAAAATTTTTTGAAAAAGATACTGTTACTCCTCATTTAGAAACTACAGGTAATTGGGATGCTACTAGTTCTGAGGTTACTAATTTAGCAAGTGTAAGTGGATTAAATGTCGGAGATTTAGCCGTGGGGACTGGGATACCTGCAGACACAACAGTATTATCTATTGATGGTTCTTCTTGTGTTCTCTCTAATGTTCCTACATCAACACAAACTGGAGGTGATATAGATTTTTCTAATCCAGCTATCGTTTTAAGACAAGGATGGAATAATTTCGACCAAGAATTAAAATCATTTGATAGTATTGGAGTTTCTCTTGCAATAGATAATTCCCAAGATGAAGGTCCAGATGATGCTACTGTTGGTACTGCTTTAGGAAAAATTATATTATCTTATTGGACAAGTGCAGATGGACAATGGAATGGCTCATTTCAATTTGCAGCATCTCCAATATATCATCAAGGTGGAATCGGTCCATTGTCTGAATTTGGCACTACTGTTAATTTTCACGAGAACAAGGTATCGTTTCAGTTACATATTTCTAGAACTAATTCTACATCGGCTACTGTCCATCCATTTTCAGATGATAGAATTATTGGAGTAAGGGTTCACTTTAGAAGTCATGGTGCTGATAAATGGCATAAATTAAAAGATTTTGATATGTTAAAGGGGGGAAAATTTAATTGGCTTGAGTATGATGGGGCTTCAGATAAGGCAAAGGGTATCTTTAATGGGAATATCTCTGATGTTACTATTGCAAATAATACTTTAACAAATTATACAAGGTCTTGTAGTTATAATAATTCTTCTTCTACTATAACGCATAGTGAAGATTCTAATATCATAAAAGGTCTTGATGTTGATGGGACTGATATTCCTGCTAACGCTACTATTAGCAGTATTATTTCTCCTGTTCAATTCTCTATAGCACCTTATACAACCACAGCTGCGTCAGGTAGTGCAACTTTAACCTTTAATGATTTACCTGCTCAGAAAAGGTCTTATACTTCGTCTGTGGCTAGTTTTACCGTTACTAATAGTGCTAGTGGGTTTTCAGGCAGACAGGGCTTCTTAAGATTATGGGGTCCACACAATGAACCCATATGGAAAAATATTAATGATGATGGTACTCCTATTCCTTTATCTGGAGCATCTCATTCAATGAATATTACTACACCGGGAGAGGGGTCAAGGGAGTTTCAAGTTGAATTACTTGATGAAACTTTTGCGGTTGTGGCTAAAAGCGATAAGGTCAAAATTGTCATTTCTGATTCAGGAAACACACCACCACCAGTATATAGTGACAACACAGGCTCTAGTTAAGGATGCTAAAGAGCAATTTCCTAAGTACGATTTTTACTTAGTTGGTTCAATGGCAAGATTAAATCCACGACCAAATGATATAGATATAGGAATCATTCCTAATAAGGGAAAGGTGCAACTAAAAGAATGGGAGAAGGTATTAGAATTTTTTGAAGATAAATATATTGATAATCTTAAAGTAGATGCTCAGATAGTACCTGCTTATAGAAAGTTATTTAACTATAGCGGAGAAACTGTTAGGAAATTATCTAATAGTAAAATATATAGGTATATATATCATACTGAAATTCCTTCTAATAGTTTAAATGTTAAGTACTCAAGGGCTTGTGGTAATTTATGGAGAAAGAAAGTTCGAGTTGTCTCTGATAAGTATAGAGCAAGAGGATTAATGGGGATGGAATTCACTAATATAAAATTATAATGGCTAATAAATCAGTAATAAACCCGGGGCTTTATCATTTAGGATTCTCTTTTGATTTTCCTCCTTATCATAATGAGGAGTATAGAGACGAGAATGAGATTAAGCAATTAAGATGGAAACACGCAGTTATGTTTAATAGAAGAGCCTATGTTGGTAACGTAGAGGTTACTAATTATGATGGTTCTGTTGAGCATTTATCTGATTCCGTTTTTAAATCTAGGACTAATAAGTTTGATTCATTTAGTAAAGATAGAAGGATAGATGTAGCGGTAGGCGATGGTGAGGATATATCTGCATTAGCTCACTTCGCAGATATGTTATTACAATTTAAACAAACTACTCTACATATTATAAATTGCTCAGGTGCTTCTGAGTTCTTAGAAGGTACATATAAATTTAAAGGAGTTGATAGTTCTACTTCGGTATGCACAACAGCATATGGTGTTGTTTGGGCTAATAAACATGGTTGTTTCTTTTTTGATGGAAGGCAAGTTAAGGATATATTAAATAAAAGAGGCACAAGGAGAGTAAGCCCATCTACTTGGACTGCATTTGCAACAGGAACAATTAGAGCTGGGTTTTTCCCTCTTGAGAATCAAGTAGTTTTTATTAATGATGGTGGAGATTGGTTTGTATATGACCTAGTTACCCAATCTCTAGTTAAAGGAGATGCAAGAGTATCATCTGAGAATAAAACTAATATGATTAATGCTTGGGAAGGTAAACTACTATTAGGTTCTAATAACGGGTCTGATGCATTAGATGTAGATGCTTTGAAAGCAGTCGCTACAGAAACCAATACATTGGATAGTAAGAAATTTTCAGTATCCACAAGAGAATTAGATGGTGGAATACCGAGTGTGGAAAAGAAGTGGAAAAAAGTATATGTCACTTATAGAAATGCAGGGAGTGGTAAGTTAAAGATATATTATTCAGGAGTGGCAAAAAGTGGAGAGATTACATGGACAGAAATAAGTCAAAGTTCAACCAATGGTCAGTTTGCAAGTTCAGGAAATTGGACTACAACAGGTTTTAAAATAAATACAAATGCCTATAGTATGAGAATTAAAATAGAATCAGCCAATCCTGGAACTGATGCAGTACCTTATAATTTTGAGATAAATGATATAACTTTTGTCTATCGCACCAAGACGGTGAAGTAATGCCCCAGTCAGAAGATAGGCGAATACGACACTTAACGAAGTCGGTTACTCTCTCTTACATACCATCATCAGAGTATGGTAAAAATGGTGATACTGTATTTGTAAAGAGTGAGAAAAGTAATACTATCGAGCAATTTCTAAAGCAAGATGGTAAATGGATTTCTTTGGCTTCAGGTATAGGCGCAAATGATTCTAGGAGAAGAGCAGGTAAGAGAGGGGCAAGTGATGCTTCTACTACTACTGTTCAGAATATCACTGTTAACCAAGCCGAGTCTACTGGTACGGGAGATGGAACATCTACTAGTGACCATTCTTTATTAGAGAACCTAGACGATGATGACCATACACAATATGTTCATACTTCGACAGCTAGGACTGTTTCAGCAAATCATACTTATAGTGGTAATCCCGGATTCTCAGGAACTCCTAATTTCTCAGGACAACCACAATTTACTAAAGCTGATGGTAATACTCCATTTACTGTAACATCTACTACTAAAGTAGATAATTTAAAATCAAGTGATAGTGATAAATGGGATGGAAACCTATTTTCAAGTTATTTAGACCAAGCAGTTAAGACTTCATCTACTCCTAGCTTTACAGAGGTGACTTTACCTCAATCTGGTTTTAAGATGAAACATCCATCAGCTTCAAGTTACTATACTATATTAAAACTAGGAGACACTGAGCTTTCGGCTAATAGAACATTCTCTATTAATACTGGAGCAGATGCTGATATAAGTTTAAATGTTGAATCTGACTCTAAAATAAATCAAGATGTGACTACTGATGGAAGTGTGATATTTGGTAATGCTACATTAAGTAATCTTGCGGCTAGTAGGCTTATTGCTTCTAATGGAAGTAAGAAAGTAGTCTCATCAGATTTAGCAAGTTGGGTAGCAGGTACTAGTAATCAAGTATCGGTAGCAGATGATGGTGATGGCACAATTACTTTATCAACTCCTCAAGATATACATACATCAGCTACTCCTACTTTTGCGAGTGCCACTTTAGGCACTGTTAGTGCAGGTGCTTCAGCAGGTACATTAACTACTACTACTGGAGATTTAGTTCTTGATGCATATTCTAATACTTTAAAGTTAAATGCCGATGTTGACATAGAATCTTCACTAGATGTGGGTACAAACCTTAATATTTTAGGCAATACAATATTAGGTGATACTACTGATTTTAGCTCAGGTTCTCCGGATACTGTTGAAATGAAAGCCAATGTCACCGTTAAGGGTGCATTAACTGTTGACGGAACTACTACTACTATTAATAGCACTACATTAACAGTCGATGATAAGAATATTGAATTAGGAACTGTTGATTCTCCTAGTAATACAACGGCTGATGGTGGAGGAATAACGCTTAAAGGGGCTACTGATAAGACTATTAATTGGATTAATTCAACAGGTTCTTGGACTTCTAATCAGCCTTTTGAAGTAAGCAATCAATCAAGTCAATTAAAATTAAGTTATGATGGCTCTAATTCTAGTACTTTTGGAGTAGATAGTAATAGTATACTTACAATAGGGGCTAGTGATGTAAGATTTAATGCAAGTGGTCAGAATGTAGACCCTTCAGCTACTGTACATACTGATTTAGGTGCTTACAATAGAATGTGGCGCAGCCTTTACGCTGCAGAACTTTATGTTGAGACTATCGTTGCTCAAGATGTAATGGCTACTATTGGTGGTCGCATTGTAGTCGCCCCAACTACAAAGTTAATAGCAGATTTATCTAGTGGTGCTACTACTATAGATGTTGAACATAATAATATAACTAATGCTTATATAAAAATGCAAACTGCTCCCGGTGGTGTTGCTCAGATAGAAATAATGAAGGTTGCAAGTGGCGCACCTACAACTATTACTGGTGGTTATAGATATGGAATTCAGAGGAATGAAGATGGTACGGGTGCTAATAGTTGGGTAGAAGGAGATGCAGTTGTTAATCTAGGTGCTGCGGCTGGAGAAGGATTTATAGATTTAACATCTACTACTACATCATTAAGTCATCTCGGTCCGAATATGACAATCTACTCAAGGACTGGAACTGCTGATTGGGACGACCTAGAAGCAACAGTTTCAGTAGGAAATTTAGAAAGTTGGGTAGACTATAGTTCTGATGAATTTGGAATTGCTATTGGTAGCAATATGCTTAATTCTCCAAATGCTGCGAGTAATCCTTTTCATGGATTAACTGCTGATAGAACTAATGGTCTTAGAATGTTTAATACTCCTATTGAATTATATAAAGCAGGAGTTAAGAAGGCTAAGTTTACTGCTGATGGAGGTATTAAACTCGGTGACCAGATTGATGGTGGTGGAGAATCTCTTAAATTTCAATGGGATGAGGTAAATAATGAGTTAACAATTACAGGCATTATTCATGTCGCTAGTGGGAGTACAGGGGTAGGTGATACTATCTCAGATGGTACAACAATATCAGCAGGAGGTATATATGTTAACAGCGGTACTGGGAAGTTTACAATATCTAATAGCTCAAATGATATTGATTATGGTGATGCTAGTGCTATATTTCTTGGGCTTGATTCTTCTGCTCCTAAATTTTCCTTAAAGGGGGCTGGAACACAAGGTTTAACGTGGGATGGTTCTAATCTAGGAGTTACCGGTACTGTTACTGTTCAAAATCCTGAAGATTTCGCAGGGAATTCACTACAGGAACAATGGGCAGGAAACGCATTAGATACTAATGTTTGGACAATCGTCAAAGAGTCTGGTCATACTGACCCTACTGCCACAGTTAGTGGTGGTACAATGCAACTAGCTACTAATAATGAAAAATGGCAAGGATTTAGGTCTTCAACAACATTCGCTAGAGCAAATAGACCAGTATTTGAGTGGGATGTTACTATGCATCAAGATGGTAATGTCGGAATTATGATTGGTTTAGAAGATTCTGCTAATCAATACGCTGGATATTGGGGTGATTATCTTGTATTCTTTAGAAAAATAAGCAATACTGACGAAAGAATTAGACTTTATTATTATAATGGAAGTACATATACTAATAATACAGACTTAGCAACTTCGAGTAATGATTCACTATGGGTGGTTGGAGATACATTTAGAGTTAGGTGGAAATTACTTGCTACTGGTTGTTATTTAGAAATTTTTAAGAATGGAAACTTTACATCTCCTTTATATACACACACTTTTACAAGTGGAACTGCGACTCACTATCATTTAAAGATGACTGCAAATGATAACTCTACTTATCCAGATAATGATTTGACACATAATGGTATCGTAGCACAAGGTCATTTACCAATAGGCACAGTTATAAGTGGTGCTAATATAACTACTGGTTCCATAGAAAGTACGAATTGGAGTAGTAGTGCAGGTTCTCAAATGGATTTAGACAATGGTACAATCAGTCTTGGTGGCTCTAGTTCTCCTAAATTCTCAGTCACGAGCGCAGGTTTAATGACTGCTCGTAGTGGATATATAGGTTCAGCCTCATCTGGTTGGTCTATAACTGATGATAGATTATATAATGGTGATGGTGCTACAACAGGTACTGAACCATCTGAACTTCATTTGCAATTTAATACACAAAATTCTGGTAGTGGTAATATTTATAGTTGGAATCAAAAATTAGCAGGTCTATCAGCCACTTGGCATAAAGCCGCACACGCAGGTCATATGGTATTTGGTCAAGTTGCAAGTAGTGGTACTGCAATAAAAACAAATTATTTCGGTATTCAAATGATGGATTATGAGGGTAGAGAATACTTTTGTTTATCTGCTAATGGAGCGGATGATAATAGTGGTTCGTCAGGTTCTGTTTATAATAAAATAGCAGGTTGGTCTTTCGATGAATCTGGTATATATAAAGATAGTAGTGGTCATATAGGTATAACAACTTCAGGACATTCTGATGTTGGTTCTGTGCCTTCTTTTTTCGCAGGTGCTACTGGTAGTACAGGAGCAGATTCTACTATATCCTTTGGTTCTGATGGTAAGATAAGAGGTTCTGGAATATACAATAGAGATAATCAAGACTGGGCTATTGAAGCGTCTAGAATATTTGGAGATGGTGGAGATGGTGATATAGAAATAAAGAGAAAAACTACAAGTAATACTAACCCGGGTTTTACATGGAAAAAGGATGGGGTTACTCAGTCTGATGTTTATGTAAATGGTTTTATTACAAATGCCTCAGGTGATAATCTATTTAAGGTTAGCACATATAGATTAGTGCAACAGAGAGATATATATTTAGATACATTTACTGCTGATTTAGATGTTGCTGATTTACACATTGAACCTAACGGATTTAGATTTTTCGTTAGGGATAGAATTATATTAAAAAATGGTGCTTCATCTGGTGCCGGTGCGTTGTTAGTGTTTAGGGCGCATGGTTATAATGGTGGAGCGGGAGGGAATGGTAGTCCAGGTAGTAATTCTGGTTCTGCACCTGTGTCAGGAGGGGGTGGTGGAACTGCAGGTAGTGCAGGAGGTAGACATTATAGTAATACTACTACACCGACTCCTAATTTATTACATGGTACTTTTGGAGAGACTGGAAAGGATGGTGGAGACGGAGCATCTGCAATAGGGTTTGGAGCAGGCGCAGCTGCAGATGGTGACCCCGGTGATGGAGGAAACCCAGGTGACGCTCCTGTTAGTACAAGCAACATCACAGTTTTAGGTTTATCTGGAGCATCAGGAGGAGCAGGAAGGGAGGGGAAATCGGGTAGTGTTTCCTCAGGAGGGGATGGTGGTTCTCATGGTTCTGGTGGCTCAGGTGGAGCTGCAATCAATGCATCTACTAAGATGGCATCTATTGACCCTCATTTAGTTACTACATTTAGAGATATATATACTAATACTGATAATGCTGAAAGAATTGCACCTAATCCCGGTGGTGGTTCAGGTGGCTCAGGTGGAGGTGGTGGAGCAGGTTGGGATGCACAAGAAGACGAGTATCTGAGTGGTGGCGGTGGAGGAGGCTCTGGAGGTTCTGGAGGTGGGGGAGGTATAATCATGGTTGTAGCAAGATTAGTAGAAAGGTCTGGGAGTAATTATGGTAAAATTAAATTCTCCAATCACGGTGGAAATGGCGGTGCAGGTGGAGATGGTGGTTTACCGGGACAAAAAATAGAGTAGGTAATAATATGAGATGGATTAATACTAAGGTTATATATTCATGGAATGGTAGTAAGTATATAGAAAAATATGTAGAGGGCTATTATCACTATGGAGATTTGGCTTTATGTGATGT